CCACCCGCCAATACTTTCCGTCCTGCGATACCCGTATCTGTTCGGGCACTGGCATATCAAACTCGAACACAAACTCATGTGCCGACCGTGGCGGGTCTGTAACGCTAGCCGCCTGCGACCATTTGTGATAAAAGTAGGCGGTACGCTCGTTGTCAGCAGCCGGGAATATCCACTCTTTGTACGTCATTAAATCACCGCACTTGTACTCCACACGCACGCTATCAGGTCGGCCAGCCTTGCGGTGTACAAATGTCTCTGCGCTATCGACCGTCACCCACAGCGGCTCCAACTGCGATTTTAGTATCGCGGCTTCATTGTGCTTGGCTTGAATCTTTATCTCAGGCGGCGGAAACTCATAGCCGCAGACCGGACAGACACGGAAGCCTGCTGCTACTATCTCCTGACACTCCGGGCAGATTTTAGCCGGTGCGTCTCCTGTACCATCACTCTCGCCCGGTTGCGTTATCCGTATGTCGTCAATCGGCCCGTGGCGCATGACGTTACCAGCGTAGTCAAGTACCAAGCAATCAGTCTTGCCGGGTGCCTTACGCATGCCACGGCCCACAGTTTGTACGTACAGTCCAGGAGAACCGGTAGGCCGTAGCATGGCCACCATGTCAACGGCTGGTACGTCAAAGCCTGTTGTCAATACGTTGACGTTAACTAATGCCCGCAATGCGCCGGTCCTGAATCGGTGGATAATCGCGTCACGGTCTTTAGTCGGCGTGTTACCTGTCACCATGTCACAGGACACGCCACGGTCAGTAAGGGCTGACACAACTTGTCGTGCGTGCTTGACGCCTGCGGCAAAGACAAGCCAGTGTTGTCTATTAGCGGCGCGTAGACACATGTCAGATACAGCAGCGGCTGTTGTGTCGCCTGCCATTGCCGCACGCTCCAACTCACCGGCCACAAACTCGCCACCACGCTTGTGTACCTGTGACGTGTCTATGGTGACGTTGCCTGTCTTTGTGGTAATCGGCGACAGGTATCCTTCGTCAATCAGGTGCTGGATTGGGATGTCATAGACTATCTCTGAAAACAATGCATCCTTGCCGATGTGTAGCCATCCGCTGTCTAAGCGATATGGCGTGGCTGTAAGGCCCACAACTTGCAGATTAGGGTACATGGCCCGTAATAGTGCCAGGGTGCGCTGATAGCGCGTTGTGGACGTCCTGGGTATCAGGTGTGCCTCGTCTATAATCACAAGCTCTGGCGGCGGGTCAAGCCTGTCGGCGTGGTTGGCGATTGACTGGATACCTGCGAACAGTATCGGCGCCTGGATGTCACGGCGGTTAAGGCCTGCGGAGAATATGCCCGCGGGTGCAGTGGGCCAGGCGGCAAGAAGTTTGCTGTATGCGTTAGCGATTAGCTCCCGTACATGGGTCAGGACCAATACGCGAGTTGTTGGGTAGTCGTCGAGTAGCTCTCTAATCAGGTTGGTGATTATGTAGGTCTTTCCGCTATTGTGGGTCACGGTAAAATCATCCATCAAGTAAAGATGATCTCCATCTAAAGAAAATCCATAGTAATCGTCGTACCCAACGAACTCAACGTCAAACCCAGTTACGTTATGCCTTTTCTTCTGCTTTCTTCTTGGAGCTTTTTTTCTTTCCAATAAAACGGGGATTTGACTAACATCACCTGTTATAGATAAACGGTAATATGTTCCTTCCGTGCCGTTCTGCGATGACTTTTTACAAGGCTTAAGATAGCAAGCGAATCCAAGAGACCTCGCTACAAATGCAGTGTCATTAGCAAGAGTTTTTGATTTTGATATAAAGTCAAAGCCGTTCCTTGACATGCTTCCGTCCGTATCAAGCAAGCCAGCTAACAATTCAATCCGATCTTCTCTTGTGCCAATTTTATATTGTTGTGGTATGTACTTATCTTCGCCAACAAAACCTCTAACGCCTATCTTGGAAAGCTCTCTCATAATAGAGCTTGGCTTTTTGTTTTTAATAGGATTTTTCTTTGTAACAAGGATAGACCACGCCTGATTATTTTGTTTTGTTTCAATGTAACATCTGCTGCCAAAATCATTACAAACAGAAATGAAATAGTCAGATAACTCTCTGTCCATTGTCGTGAAGCTGACGGTATTGTTGACATGTCCATCACCCAATACCATGCCAAGAAACCTAGCCGGTAGTCTTTTCACTTCACCAAGCAAATCCTTTTCTCTTTCTTGTTGAGGGAAATCGACACCGGTTCTGTATATTTTGTGTAAGTGTTTCCAATTATTAGATTTCGTTAGATATTCCCGAACAGAGATATTTGTTATCTCGCCACTCTTTTTAGAATTGGCCCACGGCTTACCCTCGTTCGTTGATGTTAACGACAAAATATGATCTTCGTTCACCACAAACGAATCGCCTTTTACTGGCGTCACCTTATACATTTTCCCGAATCCAGTTATGGATTGCAGTACCGTCCTTTTTTTAGAATCAGGACCCATAAGAGAATCGCCTACGGTTATGTCTTCTACTTTCTTCAGGGTACCGTCAAACATTAAAACAAGCTGGCCCTTTCTATGACAACCCGTAGGCGCCACAATCAGCGACGGGTCGCGCTTGCCGTCTGTCCAGTATTGGTATAGGGCGTCTATGGCGTGGCGTTGGTAGGGGCGGAGGGTCATGGCGAATCGCCGTGTTCGAAGCGGGCTGATCTAAAAGCTGTAACAGTATTTATAAAGTCCCATTGATATTCACAGGCACCAAAGTTAGTCAAAGCAAGCGCAAACCTAAAAGTTGGTCCTTCAATACAGAAAGATTCTGAATCTTGTGTTGATCTTGGCTCTAACTTTACTCCATATTTTTTAGCTGTCTTCGAAAGACGTGGTTCTGATACGTATAAACAGTGTTTACTTGAATAATAATCATCTTGAGTGCATACACCATTTAAAAACAAAAGATACCCGCCGTTTTTTGTAATTGGGTTGCCCCAAACAAGGTAAACTTTATGGGGTAAATCTTGTGATAGCCGCTGACATTTTTTCATCTCTTCGACAGATGGGGGCGCCCCTTTTATTTCAACAAAGTAACCGGCATCTTTATATGTTTCATGCTTTCTCGGAACCCAAAAATCGGGTAAATATGGTGTTCCGTCTGATAAAACGTATCCTTGTGGCTCATAAATCCAATCTAGTTTTAGATTATCAAAAAACACCGCCCATCGAGCCTCAAGCCTACTTCTGAACCGATATCCTTTATATCTTGTCTCTATAGCCTTTATCATCCCACACTCTCCCACCTATCACACCCCGTCCGCTCATCCGCCACCACACCCAACTCGCACTTACCTATAGCCCAGTGTTTGCACGTCCTACAACTACGCTCCATCGCCTCGCCTTGGTGACACACGCCAAAGAACGGACACCACTTACACTCCCAGTGCGCCGGGTTGTCCGATATCCTGCCGGGTGGCTTGCGCGACTCGATGACGCGCAACGCCCTGTCTATCTGTGCCTGCGCCAACGCCGGGTCTGCCTTGATGCGCTCGGTGTATAGCTCGTCTGTATTTTTGTTGCGTGCCACGTACAGCGCCCGCTCCACGCCTGTCAAATGCATATATATGGCCATCTGTATATAGTGGCGTGGCTTTGACTCGGCGACTCCCTTTTTCTTTAGCGCCTTGAACGATGTATCCGAGTGGGTCTTAAACTCGACCACATGCCAAGCATCACCACCCTGCGGGACGCCCTGAGCCATGCCGTCCAGGCTACCGCCAAAGTAGTCACCTACAGACACGCGGATTTGCTTGCCTGTCTCTGGGTCTTTGTCCAAGACCTTAACGCCAATGTTAAGCAAATCTGCTACAAGCCGCGCCTCTTCCCGGTTGCCGGTGTCAAACAGGCGAAGTAGCCGACCGTTAAACTTTGGATTAGCGGCCCAGCGGAACGTATACCACAGGTAGCGGTTGCACGGGTGGCCGACGACAGACGCGCCAAGATGGTCGCGTCGCCAGTCGCCTGCGGTCCGCTCGTAGTGGTTGTAGATGGCTGTTGCGATTGGTTGTGTGTGTTTTGTTAGGTCAGGCATCATCTTTCACCAACTCCACCGCATACGTCCCACCAAGACGCACACACGCGGCCATTGCGTCCACCGCTGTCACCGTACCTAACAAATCATTATTTGCGTCATATACCTCATACACTCTCATTGTCTGCCTCCACTGTCATATTAAGCATTGCCTGCGCCTCTGCCATCCTTGCTTGTGATGCCCGTGTCTTTGCAAGCACGTCCCGCAACGCCTCGCGTAATGCGTCTATTGTCTCGCGCTGCTCGCCTATCTTTGCATCTCGGTATGTAACCGCTGTTGATAGTTCGTTATTAGCCATACGTGTTTGCTCCTGTGCGTATTTTGC